AGAGTTGTTCCAGTTGCTTTGGGACACGCCCAAGGATAAGTTGACTTGGTTTGCAATCAAGAATCGGATGCTGCAAAAGGAGAAACTATATATGAGCGAGGCGTACTACAATGCGTTTATCAATGCAACCAAAGGAATTGAGCAGGAGTTTGAAGATTACCAAAAAGAAACCTTTAACACCAAAGAGAAATGAAAGACCAATTTATGCGGATAGCAATGGCCCGGTTAAAGTCTGTCTATCCTTTCAAGCCACAACGCAGAGCAGTTGCTGCTAAGATGTGGGTAAGGTACGTTGACAAGAATCTTGCTAAAAAGTCGGTATGCGCTAATCACGCCCGATGGCAGGACGAAGAAGAGGAACTCAACAAGCGAATGAATATCATTGGGCAGAATGGAAACACAGGAGAGCATTATGAAGAATCACACTAAGGTCTACTTAAAGGCAATGGGGTTATCACCCGTTGAGTTTATCCCTTGCGAGGTCTGCAACAGGCGAGCCGTAGACATCCATCATATTGAACCTCGTGGTATGGGCGGTAGTAAACTTCTGGACACACCAGAGAACTTAATGGCGTTATGTAGGGAATGTCACCACGAAGCAGACTTTGGTGTTGAGTTGTCAAAAGATTTCCTTAAGTTTGTCCACCTAAAAAAGTTAAACGGATGACAACAATCAACTCACTCTCCGGGGGCAAGACCTCCTCTTACATTGCGGTAAATTACCCGGCAGACGTTGAGTTGTTTTCTTTGGTTCGCACTTCCGACATTGAATGCAAATTCCCTGACGATAAAGTTAGGCAGTTGGTATCCGACCGAATAGGCCAAGAGTTTATTGGTACGTTAGAGCAAGATGCGATTATATACACAATGCTCGACCTTGAGCAATTCTTGGGACGTAAAATCACTTGGATAACTGGGCCAACATTTGATGAAGTAATAATCCAAGGGGTAAAGAAGAACGGAGAGGCATACAAATACCTTCCTAACGTAATGCAACGCTTCTGCACCGTGGAGATGAAGGTTAACCCCATCAAGCGTTGGTGCTATGAGAATACCGACTTGCCTGTTGAGATGCGCTTAGGGTTCCGTGCAAACGAAGTGTCACGTGCTGCAAAGATGATAGAGCGCAGAAGAGACGATGGCTTAGAGTGGGACAAGTTTTCTATCAGCAAGAACGAGAATGGCCGCAACAAATGGAAAGAGCTTCCGTATCGTTTAACACGCTTCCCTTTGATTGATGATAGAATCTTTAAGGATAAGATAGAAAGCTTTTGGGTAGGTAAGCCAGTTCGGTTTGCGTATATGAATAACTGCGTAGGTTGCTTTCACAGAAACGAAATCCTGCTCAAGCATATGAGCGATAAGGAGCCAACGAAGTTTAATTGGTTCGCAAAGCAAGAAACGGACAAAGCAAGATTCAAGAAAGAAATATCCTACGAGGCAATCAAACGCCACCGCTTGCAATTTGATTTATTTGATGATGACTTTAATGAATGTGATTCTGGATACTGCGGACTATGATAACACCTGAACAACAAGCAGAATACCTTATCGGACTCTTTATGTTCTCTAATGAGCCGGTAAAATGCGCTATGGTATTTGCCGAAGAGATGTGGAATGAGACGGAAGGAACCTTTTGGCTCGAAGTAATAAACGAACTCGAACAATGATACACATAATAACACCGTGTTCCCGCCCAGAGAACCTTTCAACAATCAAGGCAACCATCCCGGAGGACTGCACCTGGACGGTGGTGGTTGATGAGAAAGCAACAGGCCATTTCCCAAATGGAATTACTTACTTACGTCCTAATGTCTCCGGAAGTTGGGGACACCCGCTACGTAATGTAGGAATGGAGTTTATATTGGCTCTAAAGGCCAAGAGAGGCGATTACATCTACTTTCTTGATGATGACAATATAATTCACCCTGATTGGTACGAAGCCGTTAAAAACGAATCCTATCCTTTTATCACTTGGGGCCAGGTATTCAAGAACGGCCAACCAAGACTCCACCCAACAAAAGAACCACGAGTAGGTACGGTAGACACGGCATCGTTTATGGTACGGTGTGATGCAATCGGGGAAGCAAGATTCGGAAACGAATACGAAGCAGATGGTCTATTCGCTCAACAGATGGCTAAGTGGAATACCAAGACACTCGATGCCTATCTTTGTTACTACAACTATTTGCGATGAAGCAAACAAACGAGATAGAAGGGTGGTTCAATCACCAAAACGCTTACGACTTCTTGTTAGACAAGATTCCCTCAGGAGGCACATTCGTTGAGCTTGGCGCTTGGCTTGGCAAGTCCTCCTCGTATCTGTGCGACAAAGCAACAGGCCAACAAATAATCATTATAGATTCTTTTAAGGGAACACAAGAATACATTGACTCTTATTATAACCTTGCCAAGACCGCAGATATCTACGAGCTATTCGTTGAGAATATGGGTAGCCGCAAATACAAAGCGATTAAAGCAACATCCAAAGCAGCATCACGCAAATTCAAAGACGAATCATTAGACGTGGTGTTTATAGACCTTAACCACTCTTACGAATCAGTAAAGGAAGATATTGCCCTATGGCTGCCAAAGGTTAAGAAGGGTGGATATTTAGCAGGAGACGATTACCACGAGAATTGGCCAGGTGTTATCCAAGCAGTAAACGAGATGCTAAACGGGTTCACCGTAATTGATGATGCTTTTATATTTCAAAAATGAAGATACTCTGCATAGGTGACCCGGACTCCGGGGTGGTGTACCACCGCATCTACAAGCCCTTCACTCTACTCAAGGAGAAAGGGCTTTTGGACTTTCAGATAATTAATTACAAGCAACCAATACCCGAAGCCGATTGGGAAGGAGTAACCCACGTTATCTTTTCTCGTGCGCTTCCGTTCACCGGTGAATCCTTTGCTAACTTCTTTGCTATCTGTAAAGCAACAGGCAAAAAAGTAATCATAGATAATGACGATTGGTGGCATCTAGCATTAGACCACCCTAGCAAAGCGACATACGATAAAGCAAACTTATCAGGACGGATAGTAAACTCTATGTACTTTGCAGATGAGGTCTGGACTACCCAAAAGTACCTTGCCGATAAGATTAAGAAGGTAAATAAAAATGTACATATAATCCCAAACGGATTAGACCCTGCAGACCCACAATGGCAGATTACCCGCCAAGAGTCAGACGAGGTACGCTTTGGTTACGTAGCAGGAATATCTCACCTTCCTGACCTTGTACAAAACAAGATAGACCTTTCCGCATACGAATCCTACGTGGCTGACATTGGAGGTTACCCACAAGCTGCTAAAGCAAGATTCGCATTAGAAACACAATCACCAAACGAATACGGAAAACTCTACCAAGCATTTGACGTTGCCCTTGCTCCATTAGTACCAAGTGAGTTCAACAGATGCAAGTCAAATCTTAAAATGGTAGAAGCAGGGTTTGCCGGTTGTGCGTTAATTGTAAGTGATGTAGCACCGTACTCGCAACACCTGAATAAAAATAATTGCATTGCAGTAAAGCATAAAGGAGACTGGGCAAGTGCTATCAAGTACCTACATCAGAACCCAAACAAAGCCGGTGACATCGCTTTAACACTTCACGAAGAGATGACCACCAACTTCAACATTCACGACTTCAACGACATCCGTTTTGAACGGTTGCAAAAAATGCAACAGCTGAAATGAAAAAAGTAAACATTGAAACCGTATTGCCAAATCCGAGCAACCCACGGATTATTAAAGACGATAAGTTTAAGAAGCTTGTAAAGTCCATTCAGGAGTTCCCTCAGATGCTTGAGCTGCGTCCTATTGTTGTAGACGCAAATATGGTAGTGCTGGGCGGCAATATGCGCTTAAAGGCGTGCAAGGCAGCGGGACTTAAAGAGGTACCGATTGTTATCGCAGATAGCTTAACGGAGGAGCAACAGGCGGAGTTCATAATCAAAGACAATGTTGGGTTCGGTGAATGGGACTGGGACTTATTAGCGAACGAATGGGATGCCGAGTTATTGCAGGAGTGGGGGCTCGACCTGCCAGTTGACCTCGAGGAGCCGAAGGTACTCGAAGCAACAGAGGACGAATACGAAATACCAGAAACAATCACCACCAGCATCGTACTGGGTGACCTTATCGAAATAGGGGAACACAAGTTGCTATGCGGCAGTAGCACAGAGGTTGATACGTGGGAGAAGTTAATGAATGGTAAGTTGTGTGACCTTGTAATGACTGACCCGCCATACAATATTGCTTACGTTGGTAAGACAAAAGACGCCCTAACAATACAGAACGACAATATGGGCGATTCGGACTTTTACAAATTTCTATACGACTTTTACGTTGCGCTTGGTTCATACACAAAACCTGGAGGTGCTTGGTACGTTTGGCACGCATCAACAGAGACTGCCAACTTTTCAAACGCAATGCGTGATTCTGGCCTGCTATTGAAACAATATCTCGTATGGGTTAAAAATACAATAGTTCTCGGTCGTCAGGACTACCAATGGAAGCACGAGCTTTGCTTATACGGATGGAAAGAAGGAGCAGCACACTACTTCACAAACGAAAGAAACCACGCTACCGTAATTGAGGACAAGGTAGACGTAAATAAGTTGACAAAGCAGGAAATGAAATCAATGCTCAATAATATGTTGAGCGACAAAACAAAGTCAACAATAATACACTGCGACAAACCCAGCAGGAGCGATGTTCACCCAACAATGAAACCAATCCTGCTTCTGGCCCCGTTGATTGAAAACAGTTCCAGAGAGGGAGAACTCGTCTGCGATGCGTTTCTCGGTTCGGGTTCAACAATGGTAGCAGCACACCAACTCAACCGCAAGTGCTATGGTATGGAACTTGACCCGAAGTATTGCCAAGTAATTGTAGACCGAATGCACAAGCTCGACCCATCTCTTGAAATTAAAATAAACGGAAAGCCGTATGACAAATAAGGACACCCATAAAAAGGCAATGCTCGATGCTTTAGAGAAATCATTGGGAGTTGTAACTTCCGCCTGTAAGTCGGTAGACATCGCAAGGGAAACCCACTACCGTTGGATGCGTGAAGACCCAGAATACAAAGCAGCAGTCGATTCAATCGCAGACGTTGCTATTGACTTTGCAGAAAGCCAGTTGCATAAACAAATCAAAGAGGGTAACTCTACTGCAACCATTTTCTTTCTCAAGACCAAGGGTAAGAAGCGTGGCTACGTTGAGCGTCAAGAGATTGATGCCGTAGGCGGTAAGTTGTTCCAAATAGAAGTAATTGGAGAGGATACGAACGAATAAGGTATTTAACCACCTGAAGCATAGCGACAAGAAGATTGTAGTTGAGCAAGGAGGTACACGGAGTGGGAAAACTTACAATATCCTGCTCTGGATTATCTTTGAGTATACCTACCGAAATACAGGTAAGACCATCACCATTTGCCGTAAGTCGTTCCCCTCGCTTCGGGCTTCGGTTATGCGTGACTTCTTTGAAATCTTGCGTAACTACGAATTGTACAACGAGGATTACCATAACAAGTCAAGCAACGAATACCACCTAAACGGAAACCTTGTTGAGTTTATTTCGCTTGACCAGCCCCAGAAGATACGAGGACGTAAACGCAACCTGCTTTACATAAACGAAGGGAACGAGTTGTTTTACGAGGATTGGCAGCAGTTGGTATTCCGTACCGATGGGCGTATTATTATTGACTACAACCCCTCAGAATCTTTCCATTGGATTTACGATAAGGTTGTACCCCGGGAGGACTGCGACTTCTACCAAACAACGTACAGGGACAACCCGTTTCTTGACAAGTCGATTGTAGACGAAATCGAACGCCTGAGGGATACGGACGAAGACTATTGGCGTATCTACGGCCTTGGTGAGCGTGGAATGTCAAGAGCTACAATCTTTCAGTTCGGCCAATCCGAAATACCAACAGAAGCAAAACTAATTTCATATGGCCTCGATTTCGGTTACACGAACGACCCCAGCGCCCTTGTGGCAGTCTACCAGCACGGGGATAACCTATACTTGGACGAGTTGTTGTACCGTACCGGTATGACCAACCGTGACCTCCACAACCACCTGCAATCGTTAGGACTTGACCGGAGGGATGAAATCTTTGCGGATAGTGCCG